CCGAGAGGGGCTGGCCGACGCAGTGCATTATCCACCCTAGGTCTAAAAGACCTAGTTCTATACCAAAGGAGCTCTACAGCCCTTGTCTCATAAAGTAACCCGGACTAGACCGGTAACGACTGGGTTTTCACCCTATCATTACCATCTTGGAGGTTACAACCTCCAAAACCGCCACGACACCATAGATGCAGATGTCGTGGCCACTAATCTGGGATTACCAGAGATCAAGGGGACACAAACTACTGTGTCGGAAGGGCATCCCTTTCGAGCTAGACAAAAGCTCGTCGGGGACTTAGGTGGGGAATTCTACACCGAGAAATTGTACTTCGATCAGACACCGTCTGGTCGTGTACACTCTTGGCATGTAGACACGAACGTTAATGGTTATCGTCGTTTGGACGATATTACCATGTCCGTGTTCCCAACTAATCCGTACGGTCTGCCTTGGCCCGCGCCGATCCATTCAGATGACTCTGCAATGGACGCGCTCGGGGCAACAGCGATTGCACGGTGTAAGCCCACTAACTCAGTTGCTGACGCCGCAACGTTTCTCGGCGAAACTCTCAAGGATGGTCTCCCGCACCTCGTGGGGAGCCAATCTTGGGAACCAAGGACTCGTGCAGCTAAGAAAGCTGCAAAAGAGTACTTGAACGTCGAGTTCGGCTGGAAGCCTCTCCTTAATGACATCCGTAGCTTCGCTACAGCTGTCAAGCACGCTGATTCTGTTTTAAAACAGTTTGAGCGTGACTCGGGAAAGACTGTCAGGCGTCGTTACAACTTCCCTGTAGAAAGGCATGTAGAAGAAACAGTAATCGCGACTAACGCGCGTCCTTGGACGCCTGCTAGTAACAGTTACTGGTTCGACGATGCCTTAGGAACAGTCACGAAGACGGTGGAGACCGTCACCAGTAGGTGGTTTTCTGGAGCATTTACTTATCATTTGCCGACCGGAAGTGATACCCGTTCTGCTATGACAAGATATGCTCTAGAGGCCGATAAGTTATTCGGCATTCTACCTACTCCAGAGACTCTCTGGGAGATTGCTCCTTGGAGCTGGGCTGTAGACTGGTTCAGTAATACCGGTGATGTTGTTTCAAACCTCACCGATTGGGCCATATACGGTCTGGTTATGCGTTATGGGTATATGATGGAGCAATCCATCGTACGACATACCTATAGCTACGAAGGTCCTCCAGGCTTTGTCGGCTTGGAAGGCTTCGTACAGCCGTTCTCTCTTGTCCGTGAGGTCAAGAAGAGGCGGCAGGCAAACCCCTTTGGTTTTGGGGTCACTTGGGAGGGCTTATCACCCACTCAAGGCCTCATTGCTGCAGCTCTCGGATTAGTTCGGGGGCTGAAGTAGCGATAATCGCTGCGTCAACCACCGCATCCGCAAGGATGCAGAAAAGGAGCACGCTTATGGCGTTCTCAGATCCCCAGTCCATCACCATCGCAGCGTCGACAATTTCCCTTCCCCGTGTTTCAACGGGGAATGGCAATTCCGACTACGCGTCAGCTGATGGTCTGGTGCACCTGAACGCGTCTTCCACCTACGGGCGGAGGACACGACGGGTGCTCCGGGTTGATCATTCGAAGCTCACCTCGGACCCGTTCATTCCAGCGAACAACACGAAGGTCTCCATGAGTAACTACATGGTTTTCGACGTGCCACCCGCTGGATACACGAGTGCCCAGGTGTTGGAGGTGTACACGGGCTTTAAGGCCCTGTTCACCGCCGGCTCGGATGCTCTCATCGTCAAGCTTCTTGGCGGTGAGAGTTAGGAGTGTCAAGAAAACGGAATAACCGCCGACGTTCATTCGAACGAGTGAACTATAAGCGCTCTTTTCCTAAGGATCGGTTTTTCACAGCACTAATCTACGTGCTTGTGGTCTACTGGATCCTTATCTTGATACTCCTGATCGGTGTCATTGCCAATTTACCTATTTTTCATCAGGTATTTTGTAGCAATGCCATCTGCTGAGCTCCATAGGCTAGGAAAGACCACCTCTATTTAAGGAGGGGCTTTGAAAAGCCTATTGTTGCTCTGGTATAGACTAGCGGACGAGTCCGCTGGTCGATGTTGCACTAGCGCCACCCGTGACAGAAAAACTGTCACTGGTCGGTGCGAACATGAGGGGTTATCATTCTTGACGATAACCCTACCCGGCTTTGGAAAAGACTTCCAAAAAGGTCTTGACCAAGGCTGGGTCGATCGACGTCTTTTCACCGGTTTCCGGTGGAAAGGAGGTCTCCCCGTATTTCTACGAGGTTTCCTCGATCGTGTGTTCGACCGAAATAGTGGGCTGTTGCTTGATGAACCATGCATTGATGCAATACTTGCCATCCGTCAACTAACGTTGATGTTTGGCAAGATCGAGATCCCTTGTAGCGATACAAGGGTTCGAGATGCGATGCGTGAATTCATCAAGTGTGAGCAGGATGTCCGAGTTGCGGACCGCAAACGAAGCCAGTCAGAAATGGCTGACTTTAAACGTGTGTCTGCGATGCTTTTTGCGACTGCCTTCTCTGAAGTGGATCGTAAGATCTACAACATGGAAGTGTCGCCGAAGCATGGACCAGGTCATACAGCCGATCGTCTCAAAGGAAATGAGAAGTATCGGCAAACGACTTGGCCCGCTCGCCTTGAGAAGATCTTCCCCTCAGGGGAGTTTCTTCTACCAAACTGGCGTTACTACGACAGTTTGGAGCGAGTGGACATCCTCGAACCCGAAGCTGAGATTCCCGTAAGGGTTGTCTCAGTTCCTAAAACGCTCAAAACGCCTAGAATCATAGGAATTGAGCCAACTGCTATGCAGTACGCACAGCAGGCGGTTCTGCCTCTGATTTTGCATTCTCTGTCTAGAGATGACAATCTAGACATGATGCTCGGCTTTTCTGACCAGACGCCTAATCAGCGTATGGCCAGAGAGGGTTCCTGTAAGGGAACACTGGCTACACTCGACTTGAGTGAAGCCTCCGATCGCGTTTCGAATCAGCTCGTACGGGCGATGTTGTCCAACCATCCTCATTTGCATGAGGCCGTTGATGCAACTCGTTCCCGGAAGGCTGACGTTCCTGGACATGGTGTAGTTCGCCTGTCCAAGTTCGCGTCTATGGGTTCAGCACTTTGCTTCCCGATAGAGGCTATGGTTTTCTTGACCATCGTCTTCATCGGATTGGAGCAAGGGCTCAACCGTCCACTTCGGAAGCGGGACATAAAAATGTTCCGCGACCAGGTGCGTATCTACGGGGACGATATTCTTGTCCCTGTAGACATGGTGCATCCCGTCGTTGACACACTTCACTCTTTTGGGAGTGTTGTGAATATCAACAAGTCTTTCTGGACTGGTAAGTTCAGAGAGTCTTGTGGCAAGGAATATTATGACGGCCATGACGTTTCAATTGTCAAGGTTCGTGATTTGTTCCCTGCACGACGGGAGGACGCGACAGGAGTCATTAGCATGATCTCCTTACGTAACCAGCTTTACTTTGCTGGTTATTGGGGCACATGCGCATGGCTGGATGATAAGATACGGGATGTGATTCGTCACTTTCCCGTTGTCTTGCCGTCCTCACCTGTGCACGGTCGGCACAGTTTTCTGGGTTATGAAATCCAGAAAATGTGCGATTCGCTACACCGCCCCCTTGTCAGGGGCTACGTAGAGAACTCCAGCATCCCTAGCAATTCGCTAGACGATGTTGGTGCCTTGCTTAAGTTCCTAATTAAGCGCGGCGGACAGCCATCCGTCGACATTAGGCACTTAGAGCGTTCAGGACGCCCTCAGCGCGTCGACATCAAGCTGAGAATGGCTCCACCCTTTTAAAGGGAGGAGTGGGCTCTATGCCCGAGCGGGAGATACCAAGTTTTTGCCAGGGTTTACTGTAAACCCTTGCAAATTTGGTCTCTAAATGAGACGCCAACCATAGGTTGGTTGCCTCAGGGAGATGCACTTGGCAGTG